CACGTAGTCAATATCAATCACGTTACCGTTAATTGGTTGTTTCCCAATAACATCACCACCAAAATAGATTTGATAGAATCCAGAATATGATTCTTGTACAAAAAATACTCTAGATTCTGGCGTTGTCTCATATACGTTAGCAGATACGAAATATTCAGATTTCTCTACAGATGCGATAGAATCACGAACAAATACTCTTAATGTAGAGATATCTATATTTTTATTTGGGATAGTAAACGTAGATTTGATATTAGATAATGTATCTACCGTAAAGTAATTGCTTGTATATACACCAGCAACAAGCTTTACTGATGGGAATAATTTACCTATTTCAATTGTAGAAGATATATGATCTGATACAACAATAAAATTGTATGTACCATTATCATTAGAAGATGATAGACTTGTTCCGCGTGTGAGATAATGTACAGGAGTAACTGTATCTAATATTGTAATATTTACAAATGACGTGGAACCTACTACAGATCTAGGAACATATCCTAATTCCTTGGCCTTCGATACAACAGACGATCGTTTCTGTGCAGTATCAATAAACCCCTCGTTATGTAACATATTGGCATAATATGCATTTGAGTGTGTATTGTATGCAAGCATGTCAACGATAGAATTAAGCGCAGAGCCCTCAAAATTATAATCCGTAAATGTAGGATCATTCTTCATGAATGCAATAATATCAGCTTTTATCTGATCAAAATCTAATTCTGTGGTAGGGGTAGTTGCCATTTGTATTTCTCTTTATTCATTACAACTATTTAATACAACATTATCGTAATCTATCAACCAAAATATTTACAGTAAATGGTTCTGATAAATTAATGATAGTACCATACACCGAGCAAGATAGGGTATTATTATCTGGGAATGTAACAGCCACATGATTAATTTCTACTCGAGGCTCATATGAGTTTAGATATTTTCTCACCTCACCCTCCAGAACAATCTGGACTACATTGGTGGCATTTTCAAACAAATAACCATATATTGGCAAAGAAATTTTGGACGTAGTTTTTTGGTTTGGTTAAGCATCGATTGATCGGGCGGGAGTGGTTTCCTGCCCCTTCTCCGCACCGACAATATTCATAACGCAACCCGCAGAATTCGCAAGGCTCAACTGTTACTCCAAATTCATCTGTTTCATCAACATGATCTATTTCAAAGGTTTCGTTTTCAAAAACTAATTCTGCATTATTATCTCCAAATAATGACATATCATTTTCTTCCATATTCTCCTATATTTTATAAAGTTGCAAATATAACTTATTTTAGTTTTTATTCCAAATAAATACTTATAATTTTAATTAAGTATTATCGAGTGATAATAGCTATTTGGTTACTTTCTTAATTCTTGAAATTTGATTAGATTCTTTTTTAAGCTCTACATTATCTTTATGTTTTTCCATATCCTGTTGTAAAGCTTTAATTTTAGTTAAATGATCATTTTTAACTTTTTCTTTATCTAAGTTTAATTTTTCATTTTCTAAAGGATCCATAATACCATCATCTGAAACTTCTTCATTACTATTTAATAAAGCAATAGCATATTTAGTATCATTATCACGTTGATTAATTAAATCTTTTAAATCACGTTCAGCTTGTTCAGATTGTAATCTTGCTTGAATATCTTGTTGAGCAGTTTCATTCTGTTGTTTAGCTTGTTCAGATTGTCTTTCTTGAGTTAAATCCTCAGCTTCTTCAATCTTTCTACGCATATCTAATAGAGATGGAGATAAATAAATATCCATTATTGTACTTAATGAACCACCATTTTGAAGTATTGCTTGTGCATTACCTTTAATAAGTTGTTCTAATTCCATTGTTTTAGCAGCAGAACTAAGTACGATACCATAATCACATTCACAAAATTCATCAGATTCTAAATTTAAAACTTCAATAGTTTGATCATCTAAAATATATTGAATCTTTTTATTATTATCTTTAAGTGCTACTTTAGCTGTTTCTAGAAATGCAGTTAAAACTCTAAGTTTAGTTTGTTCATGTTTCATAAACCACCATTCTGTAATATGCGATGATTGATTTACTGAACGTTCTACACCACCTACAGTTTCTCTATTAGATATTTGACCTTGTCTTTGTTGTGATACTCCAGCAATTTCACCCATCTCCATTTTAATAAATTCAAGTAGTTGTACATGTTGTTGAATATAATTACCTGTTTCCATGTCAATTACTCCACTACCAACATTGTTATTTAAACCACCTGCAATTTTACCTAATGCTGCACCTTGTTGACCTTCTTTAAAACTATCTGTAACTGCTACTTTGTTTACCACAGCAAAGTGCATCCATTTCTCTACTTCCCAACCATCTGGCATTTTAGCAAAGTCTAGTTGCATTATTTTACCATAGTTAGAAGCTATAGCTTTATTTAATCTATCCCATATAGCATCATATAAATATTGATAGTTTTTACATCTATCTACTAATGAAACAGCTCTACCTTGGTTAGTATTATAAATTTGACCTACAATACCTGGATGACAGATTGATGGATTCGATAGTCTATTAAACTGTACTGGTCTAGGTCTAAGATTTACATAAATATCTTTACCTATTTTAACACCTTCCCACCATTCATTAACCCATAATACTTGTACTTCTTCACCTAAAGTTTTATCTTCAATGTATTCTTCTGAAACTATCTTATATTGAGTTTCTCCAAATTCATCATAATATTTAACTTTCTTAATTTTCTTAAGACTTTTCCAATAAACTTGTAGTACTCTAATATTACCTGTTTCATCAGTACAATTTCTACTAAAGAAATGACCATTAATTTCAGCAATTTCAAATAAGTTATTATAAGTATCTTCTGCTCCAGGTGTTCCTGTAACAATAGAATCTCTCATTAATACATGATTATTATGATCATCACTATAACTACCACCACTATGTTTATCAGTACTATATTCTAAAATATAATCAATATCTTTAGGTTTAAGTTGATCATGATAATAATCTACAATCTTATTTGGTGACCAGTGATCTTCTAATATTATTAAAGATGAATCTTCTATTTTATCAGAATTACCAGATCTTACTGCGTGAACTTTTAAAGGATTAAGTTTTCTTAATGTAGGTTCTCCTTGAACTATATCTATTTGATATATTTCTTCAGCCATAATTAAAGCATCTTTAAATCCTTCATTAAATATTAGATCAAAGCTTTGTTCTTGAGAGTAGTGACGTAATATTTGATTAGCCATTTTTTCTCTAAGATCTTGCCAACTATACTTCATGTATTTCTCAAGATCTTTCATCTTAGCTTCTAACTCCTTTTCTTGATACTGTCCTTGATATAATTCAGATAATCTTTGAAATAAGAAAGTTTTTTTATCATCTTCTTTACTACTTATCGCATCTGGATTTGTAACAATAGCGTAATAATCAAATCTTCTTTTAATTTCTTCACCAACTAATAAATCTACTTTAGGTACAAGTATTGGATGATGTGGAATATTATCAGGTACAAAACTAGCATTCATATTATATGGATTAACAGTATTTGTTAAATCTCTAACATCTACTATACCATTATATAAATTTAAGTTTAAAAGTTTATTATGTAAAGTTTGTCTAACTTTTTCATTATTATAAAAAGAATACTGATCAGCATGTTCAATAACAGAGACTCTCCATTCTTTATTCTTTTGACTATAAGGTAACCTTTGTCTTGGCAAAGGAATTGAGTTATATTGCATCTATCATTATTTTAACTTACTAATATACAACATTTTTAATCTAAAACAAAATTTATCCATAATAATTATTAATAAGTGTATCGACTAGTAATAGCTTTATCATTATAATTTTTTTCAAAGAATTTATCATTAGATAATGATTTAACTTTAGAATGTTGATTAGCAATAGCAGATTGAGTTCTTTTAAATCTCTCTTCTCGTAGTATAAATAACATACCGTAAGCAGACACTCTATCAAAGTTACCATCTGCATTCCACTTAATACATTCTTCTATATAACCAATACTTCTTAAATGATGCATTTTTAAGCTTTGATCTTCTTCATCTCCTATATTATATCGAGTTAATTGCCATTCTGCCTGTAATATTCTACCCCATTTATTTATTTCTGGTGTAGCATGTGTACCTTTAGAATTATTACCATATTGATTTGTAGCTTTAATCATCTGCATATCTTTAAGTATTTGAGGAGTATCTGCAAGGTAATGTAATGCATTTTTATTTTCAAAATAACTAAACAAACCTTTTAAGTTCTTTTCATAGTTACCTTCTGCATTATAAAACTTTAGTAATCTCAATGCTATATCATATGCTTCTGATGCTAATTTAGGTCTACCACTATATTCTGCTACAACTCTATCTGTAAATAAATCCATTATAACAATACTAAATAATGAATTACCACTATCTGCATCAATAGGGTCAATACCACCAATATATCTACCTCTAGTAATTATTCCATTACTATCTTTTCTAGGCATCTCAAATATTTCAATAGCACCATTTCTATTATCATTACTAGATATTTCATATTTACGAATAGGAGTTATATCTGAGTTAGGTTTCCATTCAACTTCACCTTTACTATTATATATTAAATCTCCTACATAATGCTCAGCTAGAAATGATTCTTTCTTTGGAGCAATACTTTCAAGATAGTCTTTTAAGTCAGCTACAGCAAATATAGTACCCTCTGTACGCATTACTGCTTCTTGAGGTGTAATGGGTTCTTCAGCTTTTTTCTGTGTAATAGCAGATGGATCTGTTGAGTTATATTTTACTTCAAATCTATCTTCTAATATTTCTATTAAAGCTTTAATTACATCAGGTTCACCATTCTCTTCATCATAGCAGTTATTTCTATTTAAATAAGCTCCCCAAAAGAATCCACATAAGTTATCACCAGATGTATTTTTATCATATACATTAGGTATTCCATATATGTTATAACCTCTAGGATTATAGAATAATTTTTCAGATCCTTCAAATGAAGCTCCTTCTGTACCACCTGTACCACCTGCAAGCATATATCCAAATGATACATCACCATCCTCAACAGCTTTTCTATTTACACCCCATGCTTTTTCAAGGTTAGGAAATAAACCATCTTCTTCATAATGTATAAGTGGTCCACGAATACCCCTTGCTTTATCAGGATTATCTTTAAGTGATACTCCATGTACAGAAGATAGTAAACCTTTATTAATACCATATTCATCTTGATATCCAAGTTTTAATTCTAGTACTTGTTGACGTTTATCTGTAAGTCTCATTTGAGGTAATGGAGTTGTTTCAGCAATCCAATCTAAGGTATCTAATACTTTACCCCATATACCCTTATCACCTGATAAGAAAGCTTTATCTGAAGCTAGATGAAAATTAGGATTACCTGATCCTGGAAGTGTATACATATTACAAGGACTAATAGATCCCATTTTAAAACTAAATCCTACACCACGTGTTTTTAATAGTTTACCATGTTCACCTCTAACTCTACCTGCTTCCATATAATGATAAAAGAGATAATCTCCTAACCAAGGTTTAGGAAATTTACGTAACCTTTCACCTTTTTTCTTCTTACTATCTGTAGCTAAACCTACTTCTTCTACTAGCCAAATAGGACTATAATTCCAGTAAAAGTATAATTGACCAGGAATCCATTCACCATCAGATTCTCTAACTACACCATATTTCCATTTCTTTACTTCTTCTAACCAAAATAGTGACCAATCTGACTTAGGATTACTATTTGGAGTTATATTAGTATATCTGTCATTTCGTTGAAAAAACAATGCTTTTTCTCTAAAATAATCTAAATCTTCAAGAATATGTGGATTGGTAATATCTACACTAATTCTACCATCATTATAAAATCTAGTTTCTTTAGGTCTATCTTTAGCATATCCTCGTTCATTCTCAGGAGCAATTAGATTTTGTACAAATTTTATAGAAGAAATATATTCTAATAAATCATTCCAAACTTCTCTTTTTAAAGATTTTTTTAAATCTTCATTTATTTTAGTCTGAAAAGAATTCATTTTATATGTTTCAATTACTTCCATAAATATTCATTTAATACTACTGTTTCAGTTGATAATATAGTTTTAGTTACGGATACTGCGTTTTCTAAAGCACATCTAGTTACTTTAAGTGGATCTATTATGTTTTTAATAAACATATTATCTGGTAAAAATATGTTATCTTCTACATGTTCAGGATGAAATCTTGTTCCATTTTTTACTATCTTTTTATAAGGACTTTCTAAACAATTTAATATGATTCTATCAATATCTTTAGTATCTATATTAATAATATCAATTTTACTTTTTATTAACGAAACACCACCACCTTCAACAATACCTTCTTCTAATGCAGCAGCTACTCCTTTAACAGCATCTTCATATCTATCAAATCTTTCTTTTCTTTCAACTTCAGTTATACCTCCAACTTTAATCACACAAACATTAGCTTTAAGATGTTCTATTCTTTTAGTAATTAAATCTTTATCAAAGGATTCTAAACTATCTCTATATGTAGTTAATTCTTCTATAAATGAGCTTATATCAATAGTTTTATCTTTAACAAACAATGTATTGTTTTTAGATATTTTAATTGATTCTAGAGCTCCTAATACATTAATATCTTTAATAGGATTACTTAAACTATTTATAAGAGTTGCTCCTGTAAATTTACATAAATCTTCTAATAAATCTTTTCTATAAGATGAAATTCCAGGACTTTTAACTATTGCAATTTTAAATTCTTTATTTAATACTAAAGATTCTACTTTAGTTAAAGCTACAGAATCTATATGCTCTGTAATAACTATCAAAGGTTTATTAATTTTAAAACAATAATTAAATATTTCATTTAAATTATCTAATCTTTCAATCTTAGTATTTAATATTAATACATGAGGAGTTTCAAAAGTACATTCACCTTTAGATACATTATTTATAAAATGTTTAGAAAAATAACTCACATCATGTTTCATACCATTTACTTTTTCTAATATATCTACATTATCGTTACCTTCTTCAACTTTAATTATGTTAGAAAAATCATAAGCTTGTTGTATAAGTTCAGCAATTTGTAAATCATTATTAGCAGATATATTAGCAACATGTTTAATATCTTCATGGTTTAATACTCTAGAATTTTTCTTAAGCTCTTCTATAACTTTAGGTATAATTTCATCTAAAGCTTTAACAACATCATTATAATTATAATCTCTTAAATTTTTAATTAATGAATATGCTAAAACTGTAGAAGTAGTTGTTCCATCTCCTGCATCAGTTAAAGTTTTTTCAGCAGCTTGTTTAACTAATTCAGCTCCTGCATTTTCAATTGGATCTTTAAAATGAATTGCTTTAGCTACACTTACACCGTCTTTAGTCACAAGAGGTTTATTATATGCATCAACTATTGTAACAGTTTTTCCATTTGGACCCATTGTAGAAGATACTGCTTCATATAATTTCTCTATACCACTAAATAATTTCTCTTTAACTTCGTCTTTAAAATATATTTCTTTCATTATAAATCTTTAAATAGTGAACCATCTTCATAATAACCCATTTGACGTTGACCTTTCATTCTACCTTCTAATTCTATTTGTTCTTTAATAACTTCTTTTTCAGCAGCTTTTAAATCTTGCATAATAGTTTTAACTTGTCTAATTGCTGTAACTATCTGTCCAATATTATTAACAGGTTTTCCTTTCTCATCTCTTTCTTCTAACAACTCATTAGTTTTAGCAAGATACTCACTAACATCATTAGCGGCTTTTAAAGCATTTTTATAAAGTTTATTAACTACTGTAAGAGATATACGTTCATAATATTCTACAGCTTCTTTAATAACTTCATCAAATGTCCAATCATCATCAAGACCTATATCTTTCTTTATTTCCAATATACGTTCTTGTTCATTAATTATATACATGTAATCAGATTTAACATCTACAAAATAGTATATAAATAGCATATCTTTAAAAAGCCTGT